CCCGCGGTTTTGGTTCTTCTGGTTAATTAATTCGCAAAAGCTACACCAGCCATACCATCCTTAATTCTCAGGATGTTATAGTTGACAGCGTACGCGCGGACGATCGATCCATTACGTACACCGGTACCCTTCAAATTCAATTTCGCATTGTCGATACGAGAAAAGTTTAATGACCCGGTTGGCTGACTCTTGTTCATCGTAAGACAGAACGGCCATGTAAACGTAGACACTGTATTAAGGGAATCTTGTGCGAGTACAGAACAGTGCATCTCGGGTACGACCGTGTGATGGTATGTCGAAGACATGTCCTCGAATAAGGGTGTACCGTTGATATACAGGGTAGATGTATCAAATGTCCAGTTTTCATTCCACACCCCACCGTCCGCTTCAGATGAAACGACGTGTAAAGCCTTGACGGGGTGGTTGAAATAAGTGAGATCAACATCAACATCATCGGCAGACATGGGCTGGTACTGCACTTGAGTGATGAGAAGTTCGTGCTCATGGTCAACGACCATCTGGCGCTCTTCTGTGTCGAGATAGACATATGTGGCATATACCTTAGGTGTACTCGCAGGGGTAAAACCGGGTCGACACTTGATACGTAATTCAACTTGATGATATTGAAGCGACGTGAGAGGGAGCGACTTTGTCCAATCCTCACTGAAAAAGAAGGGAATCACATAATGATTTCCCATTTGGGGGTTACTGTTGTTTCCTCCGCGTATATTTTGAGGAACTTCGTCAAGAGTTAAGCCACAAGAAGCTTTCGCTTGATCCTGTTTGTATAGAAGATTGTGTACACCCTGGATGTAAAGGGAATCGAGGCGAGTTACTTCCTGACCACCGATCCAAAGGGAAAATTCAGTGGTAGAAGAATCATCCGCGCTGAAGAATCCGGTCGGGTTTGTACCGGCGGCGGCTATATCACTCGCTTCCACCCAAATGTAACTAAGTAAATCACCCTTCGTGCTCAAAGGGATACTGACTTCATTACCGGGACCGAACACCCCGATATAATCGAGGCGTTCTGGCTTGATAGCAAAATTTGTGTGACGTTTGTAGTTTTGATGAAAAAACGAAACCTGGGGGTCGCCAGTGATGTATACATCCTGAGCTCCTTTAGACACAAGTTCGGTCAACGCAGCAGACATTTATTAATAAACGATATTAAAATTTTAGCTCTATAACGAAGTATGGTGCAATTTCAGGTTCTCACCTGGGATGCTCGAGACGAAGATGATGATCATATCATACGTCTTTTTGGTAAGACAATGAAAGGTGAGTCCGTCTGTGTTACGACTAAGTTCATACCGTATTTTTACGTAAAAATACCCGGTACGATGACACCTAATTCACTTATACGTTACGTAAAGCGAACGTGCCCGGATATAGTTGATATCGACGTTGTTGAAGCGAAGGATATGGAAGGGTTTCAAAACGGTGAGAAGAGTCACTTTCTTCAAATTCACTGTACCAACCTGATTTCTCGACGCAATATAAGTAACCGATTACGAAAATTTATAACCGGTCTGTCTCAGAAATTGAAGGTATTTGAAGCAAATCTTGATCCAGTATTGCGACTTATGCATCGCACTGGTATTCAGTCTACGGGCTGGGTCGATACAGGTGGATCGTGTGAACCTGCATTTTATACGAAAGTTGACATAGACTTGAAATGTGAGGATTGGAGAAATCTAAAACCATTCGACACGACAGATATTGCTCCATTTGTTATTGCGTCGCTTGATATTGAGTGTCATAGTTCTACTGGAAAATTTCCTGATCCGTCTGTATCCGGAGACGCGTGTTTCCAAATTGCGATATCACTCATGCGATTCGGTGAAGATCAACCATACGATAAGACATGTTTATGTTACAAGGATACTGATAACAATATCGACGGGTGTTCTATAGTAAGTTACAAGTCTGAGCGTGATCTCCTGATGGGGTTTAGTGAATATATTAACCAACATGACATAGATGTTATAACTGGCTGGAATATCTTTGGTTTTGATTTAGAATACATCATGGAACGTGGCATGCTGAACAATTGCCCCTTGGCTTTTTATCGAATGAGTAAACTGAGAGACTTTACTTGTACATTATCTCGCAAAAAACTTTCTTCGAGTGCGTTGGGTGATAATGAATTGAAACTTGTACCAATGCCAGGGAGATTTATTTTTGATTTATTCCACGAGGTTAAGCGTGAATATAAATTAGATTCATATAAACTTAACAATGTTTCTCAGATTTATTTAGGAGACCAGAAGATTGACATGCCACCGAAAGAAATGTTTGCGCGTTTTGTGAGAGGAGATCCGAACGAATTACGCGAAGTTGCCGAGTATTGTATAAAGGACACACTATTACCCCATAGATTGATCGCCAAGTTATCGACACTTATGAACTTATTGGAGATGGCTAAAGCCACTTGGGTACCACTGAGTTACTTGGTTGAAAGAGGTCAACAAATTAAGGTGTTTAGCCAACTGACCAAAAAGGCTCGGGAGATGGGATTCAAGGTCCCAACATACGAATATGGACATGTGGATAATACTGGATACGTGGGTGCGACAGTTTTAGAAGCTCAGTCGGGTGCTTATTATACACCAATCACCGCACTCGATTTTGAAGGGTTGTATCCCTCTATCATGATGGCGCACAACTTGTGTTATTCCACACTTGTTCGAGATAGTCGGTACGACAATATACCCGGAGTCGAATATGAACGATTCGGTGATCATACATTCGCACAAAACGTTCCCAGTATTTTACCGAGTATTCTTTCGGAGTTGAAGCAGTTTAGAAAACAGGCTAAGAAAGATATGGCAAATTCCACAGGTGCGACTAAACAAATGTATAATGGTAAGCAGCTCGCGTATAAGATTTCGATGAACTCTGTGTACGGATTCACGGGTGCGTCTAAGGGGATACTTCCCTGTGTTGCCATTGCTTCTACAACCACAATGAAAGGACGTGACATGATTGACGAAACTAAAAAGTATGTCGAGACGAATTATCCCGGTTCCTACGTTCGTTATGGTGACACTGATAGTGTAATGATTGAATTTGACGTGGGTTCTCGTACTGGTAAAGAAGCTATAGAATACAGCTGGGAGCTGGGTGAAAAGGCTGCGGACGAATGCACGAAACTATTCAAAGCGCCGAATAATCTTGAATTGGAAAAGGTGTACTGTCCGTATTTCCTATATTCGAAAAAACGGTACGCAGCTAAACTTTGGACGAAGGGTAAAGACGGTGAGATGAATATGGATTACATCGATGTAAAGGGTTTACAGTTAGTTAGACGGGACAATACACCACACATGCGTGAGGTGTGTAAAGAACTTCTCGATGTCATTTTAGATAGTGCAGATACTGTCGAGCCCAAGGCGTTGGCCCGTAAACGAGCGGTTGAATTGCTTGAAGGTGACGTTCCCAACGAAAAACTCATTTTGAGTCAAAGTCTTTCCGATTCATATAAGGTGAAGGGTGAGAATGTATCTGTATTAAGTGATCATATAGTGGATATAAACCAGGCGCATGTTCAGGTGGTGAGAAAAATGCGTGAAAGGCAGCCGGGTTCGGAACCTCAATCGGGCGATCGCGTACCATATATATTAGTAAAAACCGGTGACGATAAATCTCGTGCATTCGAAAAATCAGAAGACCCTGTATACGCGAAAGAGCATAATTTAGATATTGATTACCCATACTATTTTTTGAATAAGTTCTTGAAACCCGTATGCGATCTTCTAGAACCTTTGTTTGAAAATGTGAAGGATGATATTTTTGGAGAATTGCTTCTTAGAGCTAAGCCGACAAAAAAAAAGAAAAAAAAGGATGACAATGATGGTTCGTCTAAACAAATGTTACTCAGTGATATATTTAAAAAAAAGGCTGTATGATAATACATGTCAGGTATTTTCGATCAGATTGCTGTTCTAATCCAAAAAGAAGCGCGTCGACAGAATGAGGAACGCGAAAAAGAAACGAAAGAATACATCCGTGAACAGGGTAAACATTTCAAAGAAAAGCTAGCACACGCCGTCCATGACTATAAAGAGCAAAATACTAAAACGTTGCGAGAAACTATTGAACGATATAGAGAACAGATTCAACATCTAAAGCGAGAACATAAAGCTGTCATCACTAAACTACAAAAAGATAATCACATACACACGTGTGAAATCGTCGAGAAGGTGTCTTCCATATATTCAATCCCAGTGAAAAACGTGCGACGCGATTTGGCACCTGAAAACGACACCCATTGTCTGGGGGTGCGGAAGAATGGTAAATTGTGTGTAAATCGGGCTATCAGGGATGGATATTGCTGTCTACATATAAACGACCCTCGTCCAGGCACTCCTATTATCATGCCAAATGGACCATTGCGCCATAATCATCCATTTCCATCTGGATTTGTTTCTGGATGTCCAGCGTGTGAAAAATCTCAAACAAAGGAAGTTAGAGAAATAACTTCTATTATGTAATAATGAAGAATGAATAAGTCTGACATTCTATTATCATCTATCAACACGTTTTATACCGTACCAGAGAATAGAGCTACGCTTATCGAATTACTAAACAAAACGGGTGGTATTTCTCTCCGAAACCTGGAGTGGTTTATCACCAACTATTCGAAGAAAAACAACCTATCATATGAGACTAATGATGGACGAATTTTTAGTGTTCATTGTGCCTACAAGTCGAGTTTAGATGGGTACAGTAAAAAGTTATTCGATCCTTTCTGTAGAGCGGATAAAATAACATACAAAGTTCCGGGTACACCTGATGAAATCCACACGACTGTAGCACAACTGAACTTTATCAGGTGGTGTATTAAGAATAAGATTGTCGATTATATTCGGGTGCATCACACCGTGTTATTTAATAAGCAAGTGACATGAATCCTCCGCTAAATTTAAATGTCTGATATCCGACATAGTATAAATGTAAAGTGTAAGTATCTGTCAACCCCGCTCTCAAATTTACCTCTAATAGTGTACGATCCGAATTCAACTTACTAAAATCTAGACTTCCCGATGGCTCCACATTGATAGGATTCATCGAGAAGGCATACGTGTAAATATTTCTATTAGGTCGTGATAACCTGCATTGAGTAGGGACGATGAACTTGTAATAGTTGTGATCGGCGAGTGGTATATTTGGTAAATCCTGGCCATTCACATATATTTTCGCCGAGTCTAAGACTGCTGTACTAAACTCGTTAAAGGGTGAATAAACGTCGGACTGTGAAAAGTTGAACCTATTCAAGAATGCGCTAGCTCGTATATTCGCTTCAGTTCCAATTACATTGCTATCTTCAAGTGATGTCTTTCGCAGAAACCAGTTCATTGTTTTTACTGGTATATTCGGGACGAGTTGTAATTTAACTGAGTTTTCACCCACAACTGTTTCCACTGTTGGATGTTTTTTTACAATGTCTGTTATCAATGTCTGTTCTGTTGACATTAAAAATGTACGTTCTGGTTGAGATACGGTCAATTCTTCTGTTATTATATCGAACTCGTTTACTATGATATTCCTTGAATTTAAATCATCACTCTGTAGATTATTCGTAAAAAACGCAATCGGGTGGAACTTTATTTCAAATTCGATTTTTTGTTTGTGTATGGCACACGTTGGAAAATAAGGTCTATTCGGGGAATTTGAATCGTATTCATCACCTTCATATTTACGGGAAAAAAACAATGGTATGGGAATCATCAACGTCGACTTATATCTCGATAACGAAATATCATTGAAATGTGATACATCATCCGCTTGATTGCGATTTATCGTGTATCGCTTCGTACGTTTCTCTGATGTATCGAGATATAATTCATCATAAATAACACCCCAATCATCGTGATATTTATCCACTTCCAACTCATCAACTGTCATAGTTACGCTTTCTATGACATGACGCCCTAGTTGGTCTGCTATATTTGAAGATGAATTTACGGCTGGAAATGTCATATGTATATACATATTTGACAGGAGGTCGCCCATATTCTGTGGATTTAATGAAACTTTCACCGTTTTACCAAATGGCCATGTTGATAATCCTGTTTCTGAAGATGGTCTGGATATGGTTTTTCGCTTATGAAATTTTGTAAAGTTTGAATGTTGTTTAGACTCATATTTAAAAAGGGAATGTTCTGGATCAGTTCGTAAAAGATGTGTATCCTGTTGACCTATAGCGTTTAGAGCTAAAATGGCCGCTTGATCAGGACCTTTTAAGTCCATACTTATCTACTATCTATAAATTTTTAATATCATTTTCCCACATGGTCATGGGAGATACCAACTTCATGGCCTCAAGCTCCGCATACGCCTGTTTCGATTGTGATAAGAGTTCCCTGACACTCTCATCCGTGTATTGTACAGTCTTAATGTTCAAAAGGTAGTCATACGTGTCACCGATTTTAGGAAACAGTTCCGAGAGTTGACGTTCGAGATCTTGTTTCTTACGCCTGAAGACGACTATATCCCCATTAATGACCATGGTCACGAATCGCGATTTGTACTCACACATCGTCGATTTGACTTCAAGTACTTTGAGAAGATACGCCTTGCGTCTAATGTAATGTTCGCGTCGGAGGTTTACAAAATCGACGAGGATATCTTCTGGCGTTTGATATTTGTGGATACCCCGTGTGGGGTGGAATAGATGCATGTTCGATGTACGAATGACCTTTTGTAGTTTAAGATCTTTGACGACATCTGTACCCGTATAATCTTGGATGAGGAAATCTACAGTCTCAGTTGTGCTGTTATTCGTGAAACCGCTGATGACTTTCTTTTCAGCCAGGATATCCAGGTGTTCTTTGTAATCCTGGGTCCAGCGCCCCGGAGGAAGTTCAGATACTTTAATTGTTCTTCCAGCACTACTCCATATCCCCTGTGTGATCCAAGAATCGTCGTCTTGTTCGAAAACTTTTCCCTTGAAACCTCTGAACCAAGGTTTCATACGTTCGATGCTCTTTCCATTGAGAATGTTCATGATGTTTTTTTTGATATCCATGGGATTGAACGGTGGGACATAGCAACTAAAACCGGTACCAATACCTTCTGTACCATTTACCAAAACCATGGGCATGGTCGGCATATAAAAGTCGGGTTCGATAGCCCGACCGTCGTCGTCGAGGTAGTTGAGAATAGCATCATCTCTGGGATCGAAAAGAGTTCGAGCTTCGGGAGTCAAGCGAGTGAAGATGTACCTCGTCTGTGACGCATCCTTTCCACCCATGAGTCGCGTACCAAATTGACCACAGGGTTCCAGAAGATTAATGTTGTTCGACCCAGTGTAGTCATTCGCCAACTTTACAATGGTTTCTGCGAGGGACACTTCACCGTGGTGATAGGCGCTCTTCTCCGCAACGAAAGCCGCCAGTTGTGCCACTTTCATTTCTCCGGTGAGATTCTTTTGAAAACATGCGTACATAACTTTACGCTGTGAAGGTTTGAGGCCATCTGCTACATGTGCGATAGAACGTTTGAGATCAGCCAAAGAAAAGTTTACCAAGTCCTTGTGGACAAAGTCTGTGATGTCCAATTGTTTAACCTTTCCATACGACACTTCAAGTTGGTTCGCATTCTTGGCGGTACTTTCGAGAAGCCACGTCTTTCTCGCGTCAGCCTTCTTCTTATCGAACGCAAGAACGATAGAGTCATCCGTCATCGTATCCACATCAAACTGTACAGTAAGGTCTTGAATCTTCCGGAAATATTCTCGAGCTTCTGCGCTCGTCGAGGTACCCAACCCCTTGTAGTACTTGATTCGCCATCCAGCCCTACCATCGCCGTACCAAGTCCGAAACGCGGAGTCGGTATAGAACGACTTGCTCTCTGAGCCCTTCGTAGCCTTGATGATTGGTGTCACCATCGACACTACAAAGTTCAGTTTCAAAAGACTGGGCCAAAAGTAATGAATCATGTTAAGGATGAGACCCTTGATGTGACTCCCGTCATTATCCGCATCTGTCATGATCATGAGGCGACCGTAGCGAAGTTCCGAAACACTCGTGTACTCCTTACCCTGTTGAAGTCCCAAAATCTTCTTGAGATCGTTAAACTCCTGGTTGGATGTCAGCTGTGCTACTGAAGAGTCCCGGACATTTTTACACTTACCTCGAAGAGGAAACACACCGTAGTGGTCACGACCGACCACAGAGAGACCTGCGACAGCGAGAGTCTTCGCCGAATCACCCTCAGTCACAATAAGTGTACACTTACCAGATTGAGCTGTACCAGCCTTGTTCGCATCGTCTAATTTAGGGATACCCGTGATCTTAGACTTACGAGCCCCATCAGTCTTCTTGAGTTCTTTCATTTCCTTGAATTTTGAGAGTGTTGTGAGTTCATCAGCGATACCAGTCTTGAGAGCATTCTTAACGAATGTCTTGGGTAGTTCAAACTTACTCCCGAAATGTTGGGATTTAGTTGTACATTCAGACTTTACCTGACTGGAAAAGTTCGGGTTTTCGAGTGTGGCCTTTACAAAGATCGTAAAAGCATTCTTAACTTGTGGAGGTTTCAGTTTAATCTTCTTCGCCATGTCATCGATGATACCATTAGCGACAATGTTCGCCACGTGATCGACATGAGTGCCACCTTTCGTAGTGCAGATACCATTCACGAATGAAACCTGTTCCATCCCATTCTCTGCTGGCCCGATGCATACCGACCAACGGTCAGTGGTGACAGATGCAACCTGATCAACACCTTCATGCATTTTGGCATAAGCCTCAAAGTTTTGTTTTGGAAGAACGTCACCATTGAATTTCACCTTACAGTTCTGGGTCGTACAAATGTTCGCATCCCAAACTCGTTTCTGAAAAATCTTGTAGATGGTATCGTCCATTTTGGACATTCCGAAACGTTTCCACTCAGGGGTAAAGGTGATTGCCACGGATGACGTAGCACCCGAGTGTTTTTTAATTTTTGGTGGGTCGCAGACAGTCATATTCTTCGACCAAGATTGAGTGTATGTCTGCTTCGTCTCGTGATCCTTGATGACTACATAAAAATCACTCGAGTAAATATTCGCCAACTTGGCGCCATAGCCGTTGCGACCACCAACAATTCTTTTTTGTGTATCATCATAGTTGGTACTTGTGAGTAGGTGTCCGAAGACGAGTTCAGGGTTCCATAGACCCTCCTTCTCGTGCATTTTTACAGAAATCCCGCCGAGTGGTCCATTATTCTCGATAGTCACAGAACCCATCTCCCTGTTGATACTGGCAGAGATGGAACTTACCTGCTTGGGGTGGAGAGAGTTACGGTCGATGGCGTTGACGAGAATTTCATCGAAGATTTTCAAGAGGGCTGGGGAGTATTTCAAGTTCTTCTTGGTGAACTTCTGACCATCAAGGATCCAGTAGGGTTCGGTTCCTAGATCAACCGGACCGACGTATGAGTCAGGTCTCTTGAGAACGTGTTCTATATGTGTGAGTTTTTGGACACTCTCCATATTTTCTTGATTTTATTACAACTTTTGTCTCTAACTTAAGTGGAGATCATCCTCCATGCTACATACTTTTGCCCACGTGATAAGGGTATCCATAAATTCGCGCACCTTGTCCGCGCCTAGATTTACATATGGTACGATCTTACTGTGGATAAACTTCAGTTCATCATTCACGGTATCGGGGTCAACTAAAAAGAACTCTCCGTTATTCGCTCTCAGGTGATTGAAGCGCGCATGCAAGTACATTTCAATCCTTTTTGTTATGTATGAACAAACAGTTTTTTTACCATTTTTTTTATTTTTGAAATGAGTATTGAAGAGTGTATGAACTTTAAATTTTTCATAAACACCTGAGTTTAGAATTCCTAGACGAGAATCGATCGAGGTACACATCCCAACTTTAATAAATTTTTCTTTGAAACATGTGTTGGTTAAAATATAAATAAATCCACAATCGGATGTGTCGTCGACTGTCTCTATATTTTCACAAGGTTCAGATTGTTTGAGATATTTCAAAGCTTTCACTTTCGATCTAAATCGTTTACCTTCCGGTGTGAAATAATAATGATCAACTTGACCACGACTGGCACCACCCGTACGTTTGATACTCTCGATGCGCCAATCCGATGGGAATTTGTATCCATGTTTGTTCATTTTACTTGGTTTATACCATTTTAAAATGTCGACTTAGGTTTGATTAGCCCTCGTTTGGTAGCTTCGCGTACAAGTCCATCGAACCATTGTACAATTTCTTTCTCACTCTTGGATTTACTTTTGGGTAGAACGTTTCGACACTGACCAAGTTCCCTAGATCGTAGAGCTTCTAGAAGTGGTTTTGGTTTGTGTATAAAACAGGAATAACAAACGGGTTTGACTTTTAGACCGTTTCCTATAAACGAATAGAATTTCTCGTTATTGTATGTGAACATTGGGCGTACATTTTTATAGTGACGCACGAAGATCTTGTTAGCTTCTCCGCGTGTACGGATTTTTGGGTTTAAGGGTACATTACATACATTACACGTAGAGTACCAGGATAGTTTCATAATTATCAATATCTTAAATGTAACTTAAGTGGATAATTTTATGTATATTTTCAAACAACTAAAAATGACTACTTACGAAGCATCTATTCGATCGGCGCTCTTGGTGCGTAAGCAAGATACTGTTGACGATGCGTGTGAGCATCTCGGTCGAAGTATTATGAAGATGAAACAGAAGTATCAGCAGCACGCAGATAAAAAACAATCGCGAACACTTATTTTTCTTCCCGAGTTGCCAACACAAGTTCGTGAAAGTAAACATGTAAACAAAGTATGCCAGGCGCTTACGTTGAAAGGGACTAGATGTACGTTTAAATGCGTAAATGGATCTTTCTGTAAAAAGCATAGTTTGAGTAAGAGTGAGGGTGTGCTAGGTAAAAAGCCGAATTTGAACATGTAATATTATTTTATTGATATACTATAAATGTTAGACCAGGATACGTTAAAGCCTGTCATCATTTCGATGATCGTATATATGATTGTCGCTAAGATGATTCCCGAATTCATTAAAAAGCCCACAGGTGTTGCGTTCATAGATGATATTAACATGATGCTCATAGCTCAAAAGGGTTCGCTCACGTCAGGTGCTATCCTTACCGGACTCGTGATGTTCATCACCGGTTACGTTGAGAGCGAATTCCTCTAATACACTTTTCTTACCCACAAGTTTGCGCGTGAAGGCGTGTTCCATCACGCGAACATCATTTTCGTATGCGTGTCTCATGAAGTCTAAGAGTTGATCGAAGTTTGGTTTCCCCCATTTCATACCCTTTTTGAATAGGAAATCATTTTCACTCAATTCCTGGATATCACACTCAATCGTATAGGGTGTTTTGATATACTCAGGCGCGCCACCATAATCCGTGATAATGACCGGTTTATCCCTGATTGCCGCTTCTATCGCACCCATCCCCACACCTTCAGAGCTAGAAAAACTCACGTAACAGTCACATTTCCAGTGTAACTCATCCATCTCTACATCTGAAAGCAACTCGTTAATTACCTCTACCCGTGGTAAATGTATGTCTATTTCCTTATTACACGTGGCTTTCACCAGCAGGCGGGTGTTTGGTTCATTTAACCGCACGAATGCTTGGAGAATATTCCTAAAATTCTTACGCTGATCCATCGCGTTTCCTATGAAATAGAACGTGTATGGTTTAGGTTGAGGTTTCGGTATATGTGCGTGTAGGACCTTGAATATGTTATTCGGAAACTGTTTCGAAAATACACGTTTACAGAATTCACTGGGGACCAGTACGGTTTTAAATTCATCCATGATCATCTGGTAATCTTCATGTACTGTTTCGGTTTCGCATACGGTCATACAGGCTAAGTTTTTCACACGGGTTCTAGCGTATTCTACATATTTCATATGTTGAACAATGGGTAAAATAAATATCAGACCATCTTTCTCCTCAGGTAAAGTCTCACCCACTTGATAATATGCAGCATGTGGTGTAAATAGTTTGGTATATTTTCTCGCGTGTTGGCCAATCCCTGATTTAAGAGATGACCCGATGAGTATCATTTAGTTTAAAGATAATATTTCCTTTATATATATTACTATGACTTCACTTCGCCAGGAAATCGAAGATGAGATTACTCGTGTCCGTATTGATAAGACTAAACTGTACACACTGCTCGGCAAGATATTAGATCAGTGTGAGTTGGGTGGTGCGGGTGGTGCGGGGCCCGCTGGTCCTGCCGGTCCCCCCGGCCCTGCCGGCCCCGCTGGTCCCACCGGCCCCCAGGGTCCTAAGGGTGATGCCCCAGTAGTTGCCACCCCTGCTAAGGCCGCTCCTAAGAAGGCTGCTCCTAAGAAGAAGGTCCTACCGGGTGTTTAAAATAAATAGTTACTTCTATCAATTACTAGTTAAATATGATCAAGATATCTAACTGGTAAAGGCTGTTTTGTATTCATACGTTGAAAATATCATTGAGTTCATCAGGTACCTCGCCACAATCAAAATCCTCGCTATCGAGAATATCAACAACATCATCTAGTAGATCTAGAAACGAAACGAGTTCTTCGAGAACGATACGACGATTGTTATCTTTCCATACTGAATTATCGCGTCGCTTATGAATCGATGCCTGGATACGTTTATTTTTTCGGATTAATTGATCTACGTTCGTTTTTTTATTTTTCGAATACATACGACTCTGTTTGCGCTTATAAGATGAGGCGACAATGGGAGTAAACGTACAAGTACTAATCATGTTACTACATATACCTCGTATGTCTTTATACATCATTACCATGCTCATGACGCCTTCCTTTCCTGGACTCGTTGATATACTGTATCTAAGAAATTAGCCGGACGTCTCGCTATCTTATCTGCTTCATCACGCGAAGCGGTTCCGTCAAACTTCCCACCATCCCTACCGCGAAACCCCCCTTTCCCGTCGGATGCAAAGCACCAACCATCCTGCTTACCCTGTCCAGATGTCGACCACCTATTACACCAATTTAAATTGCTGCAACAATTGTCTTTCGGACATTTAGTATTACCAAATCTTTTAACAAGATCCCGAGTCGTTCTCTCACCATTCCAATACCAGTTCCCCCATTCTCCAAACCCACAGCGATATTCCATATTGTCGTAGTCATCCGGGTTCCATTCTATAGCGGTCGTGCGACACGCACTAGGAGTATTCCATTTGAATGATCCACTACTATTTTTAGAATCTTTACACAACTCTTCTAAAATTTCATCATCTACTTCTTTTGCGATGGACATGGCAAGATCATAATGACCGCATTCCGGATTTAACACGTTCGCAGGTAAATCGCACAACGACGTATCTCCAACTCGCTGATACACCATATCTAAGAAATTAGCCGGACGTCTCGCTATCTTATCTGCTTCATCACGCGAAGCGGTTCCGTCAAATTTCCCAGAATACTGACCGGTATAACCCCCCTTCCCGTCAGGGTACCTGCAATGAGCTGTCTTTTGACCCCCAGTCCTTCCCCCGCACCAATAAGCATTGCTACAACAAGCATCACCATGGCATTTACCACCCTTAGCCGAACTACCACATCGACCACCGGTCGTGCGACACGCACTAGGAGCGTCGGATTTGAAATTTCCATTACTTTCTTTAGAATCTTTACACAACTCTTCTAAAATTTCATCATCTATTTCTTTTGTGGTGGACCTAATACGATTGCGATCCGGGTTCTGTTCACAAATAGAAGGTACATCCTTTTTCAAACACATCTTAATGAAACACAATGGGTCCCTGATACTATCATCACTACCGCATAGCATTTCCGCCTTATACGCTACATAGTCCGCACACTCTTCATCCGTGGTATTTGTCGCACATTTTTCGTCGAGTTGCTTTTTCGCTTCATACGCGTCATACCCCGCACACTCTACATCCGTGGTATTTGTCTCACATTTTTCATCGAGTTGCCTTTTCGCTTCATACGCGTCATAGCCCTCACATTCCGGATCTGTGGTATTTGTATCGCATTTAGCATCGAGTTGCCTTTTCGCTTCGGCAATGTCGTACGCCGAATATCCCACACATTTTGGATCTGTGGTATCTGTCTCGCATTTTTCATCGAGTCGGGCTTTTTCATACACCGCATAGCCCGCACATTTTGGATCTGTGGTATCTGTCTCACATTTTTCATCGAGTTGCCTTTTCGCTTCCTTATACACCGGATAGTCCGCACACTCCACGTCCGTGGTATTTGTCTTGCATTTAGCATCGAGTTGCCTTTTCGCTTCGGCAGTGTCGTACCTCGTATATCCCGCACAGAGGTCATCTTCGTCTTCGTTCAGACAATATGCGTCGAGCTGAGGTTTGCAATATGGATTGGATAAATTGATGTTTTCCGAACAGAAATTCCACGGTTCTTTTATGTTGTTCGGATTACGGGTTTTCTCGTACAAGTGTCGCCGCAAATCACGTGTCGCATTTTTCTCGACATCGGTCTTCTGATATCCCCAACACAGTTTTTCACTTGTATCAAATGCAACCCCACCACAATCATCACCTTGGTCGTTACATTTCTTCAAACACACTTCCAGACTAGCTTTCGGATCCGTAGCCATATGATAATGGAAGAGATTGATAAGTCCCCATTTACTTACACCGGTACGGGGTCTATATTTCCAGAACGTATTTTGTTTGTCATACGCGTCATAGCCCTCACATTCCGGATCTGTGGTATTTGTCTCACATTTTTCATCGAGTTGCCTTTTCGCTTCGGCAGTGTCGTACCTCGGATATCCCGCACACGACTCATCGTTGGCGCCTGCCCAAGACGTTTGATTCGTACATCGTCTGTCGAGCCACTTTTTCGCATAATACGCCGGATAGTCCGCACACTCCTCGTCCGTGGGCGCTGGCCCGCGCACGTTCGAAATGAGCTCACATTTTTCATCGAGTTGCTTTTTCGCATCATACGCCGGATAGCCCGCACATTCTTCATCCGTGGTATTTGTATCGCATTTAGCATCGAGTTGCCTTTTCGCTTCGGCAATGTCGTACGCCGAATATCCCACACATTTTGGATCTGTGGTATCTGTCTCGCATTTTTCATCGAGTTGCCTTTTCGCTTCCTTATACACCGGATAGTCCGCACACTCCACGTCTGTGGTATTTGTCGCGCATTTTTCGTCGAGTTGCTTTTTCGCTTCATACGCCGAATAGCCCGCACAGAGGTCATTTTCGTCTTCGTTCAGACAATATGCGTCGAGCTGAGGTTTGCAATATGGATTGGATAAATTGATTTTTTCCGAACAGAAATTCCACGGTTCTTTTATGTTGCTCGGATCACTGGTTTTCTCGTACAATTTCCGATGCCCACCCACAAGTATGGCGTTGTACCCACTACTTTTTCCCCAACAGAAATTTTCACTTTCATCAAATACAACCCCACCACAATCATCACCTTGGTCGTTACATTTCTTCAAACACACTTCCAGATTAGCTTTCAGATCCGAATCGGGATGATAATGGAATGTGTCGGTCGATCCTCTCGCATCGTAGCCGGGTTTAAATTTCCAGAACGTATTTTGTTTGGCTATAGCTGAAGCTATAGCTTCTTCGTATCCGGGGCGTCCCGCGCAATCTTGGTGCGTGGGATTTGCCGTGCATTTAGCATCAAGTTTCTCTTCTTCTCTAGCAGCCTTATACACTGGATAGTCCTTACACTTTTCATCTACGGTATTTGTCTCACAATATGCGTCGAGTTGTCTTTTCGCTTCGGCATCCTCATACACCTGATAGCCCGCACATTCTGGATCTATGGTATTTGTCGCACATTTTTCGTCGAGTTGCGTTTTCACTGTATTGTCATACACTTCATACCCCTTACACACTGGATCGGTAATGTTTGTCGCGCATTTTTCGTCGAGTTGGGTTTTACACATCGGATGTAGTATATTTTCATCTTTCGAACAGAAATTCCATGGTTCGGATATACCATTGACATCATCAGTCTTTGTATATAATGAACGGTTCGATGCACTTCGGCGCCCAACTGCGTTTAGTTTTCCCCAGCATCTAGTTTTATCCTCGTTAAATACAACTGCTTTACAATATGACTGATTATCACATTCCTTGATACAGTTTTCAAAATTGGCTTTTGGGTCTGTTCCGAGAGTATAGTGGAACGTCTGAGTACCCGTAACATCAACACCGTCCTCAAATATCCATTTGGTAGGCTCCACATCCGGGGTTTCTGTTTCCACATCCACAGTTGATGTGATACTCATCTGTGTCCATGGTTTTAATATACCGTCCGATTCATACGTTTTTCTGTAAAGATTACGGGCCGCACTGTATTTAGTGTGTTGTACGGTGGCTTCCATCATACCCCAACACAATGTGTTTTCTTGGTTAAATACAACTCCTTCGCAATCGGATTGTTCCGCACACTTTGTGATACACGTTTCTGGACTAGCTTTTATATCTGTTTCTTGTGTATAATGGAACGTGTCACCCTCCCAAGGTGTCTTAGTTTTATCCACATCCGTATTGGGTACGTATCTCCATTTTAATGTGGGTGGTGTGGGTAGTTCCTGATTCCATGGTTCTAAAACACCATCCGCAGCATCAGTTTTAGTGTAAAGTATGCGGCCAGGGTTTCTGTTTGTGTCTGTTACACTCGATTTACCCCAACACCTATCGAATGTGTCATTAAACACAACCCCATTACAGTACTTTTGTTCATTGCATTTCATTAGACATGTTTCCATATTAGCTTTGGTTTCACTGTTGGGCGAAAGTGTGAATGTATCAGAAAGTATCCCACCACCTACTGTATCTTTATAATATGTATGTGTCCATTTTGAAAGTGGAATCTGATCTTCTGTTTCCTGAATCACACTGGTACCACTTGATTGTGATATATCAGCAAGTCCCGATGAATAATCCGTATATGAAAATACATCTGTCTGTGTAGAACCCGACGTTTTTATAGGTCTTTCACCCGTCCAACCTTCCTGATAACTACATATTTCCAGCCAGGGTGCGGTTCCGGTGTTCGGTTCGCAAATCGTATCTAATATCGTGTTATCAACCGTGGGTATATTCTCATCCGGTGGTGTACCAGTCCAACCCGGTCGATCTTTACACATCTCATGCCAAAATGTTGTCGCACACAATACATCAATTGCTGACTGTTCCGCGCGCTCTGTGGAATTTTCGGTTACTTGTGTAGTACCGGATGTTTCGGTAAAAGCGAGAGCGCTATTATATGCCCCCTGTGTGGAATCTGATGTGAATGTATACGTGCCAGCTTCTTCTGATGTCGTTGTTGTCAGCTTTTCAGCACGTTCTGCGCGTTGTAATCCTAGTATCAAATTATCTGAACTCGGGTTCATATCGACAGCGAGTTGATAAGAGTTTTTAGCTTCGGTGAAACGTTCGAGACCATATAACGCATCAGCCGTCCTCGTATATCTCAATAACTTGTTCGTGTCGATCGTAGCGTCTATATTATTGGCGTCACGTAACGCGGAATCGAATTGCCCCATACGCATATACGCAATAGATCGGTTATTGTACAATAGGGGTTTTTCTGAATCTGATGCGATTGAGAGTGCGTTTGTATATTCGATAAGCGCATCTGCGTACCTGCCAGAGGATAATGCTTCGTAACCTTTCTCGCTCGATGTTTTGGATGTTGTGGTAGTATCCCCTGTGTCAAATTCTTCGTTTGGGACAACCCCTGTCCAGCCGGGTCGATCCCTGCATAAATCGTTCCATGGATACTTCTCACACAACGAATCTATTGATGAGGTTACATTAGTTGGGGAAGGTCCGGTAGACATCGGAGAAGGTCCAATCGCATCTTGTACTTTGTAAATTGGTTCGATACCTGTCCACCCTGGTCGATCTTTACACAAATCATTCCACGGATACTGCTCACATAACATATCCATAGATGTTGTTGATATATCTGGTAATGGATCCGTGGTTATAGGTGGTGACTCGATGATCACTGGAGATGGTTCGATGTTCTCCACCGAGGGGTAAATTGGTTTGATACCCGTCCAACCGGGTCGATCTTTACATAAACTATTCCACGGATACTCTTCGCAAAATGACCGCGTTGCTGAGCTCAATGTTTCTGGTGACGGTCCGATATTTGTAGGAGGTTGTGTATCGGTGGGTATAGGTGAAGGTCCGATCGTGCCTGCAAATTCTGCCTCAGATATAAAACCGTCACTATTTATGTCTATTATATTGAACGATTGAAATAGGTCGTCCTCAGAAATGGCACCTCCTATCTGAGGGGATGTCGCATTAAAGAATTCCGGGAAGTTCACGGCACTGTTACCATCCACGTCCATCGCCATATAAGGGGTTGTCTCTGGAATGTCGGGAGTGGGTGGGTCACTATCACTGGGTTTAATACCCGTCCAACCGGGTCGATCTTTACATAAATCGTTCCAGGGATACTTATCACATAACGTTTCTATCGCTGACGTCGTGATATATGTATCTGGTGAAGGTTTGGTATCTTCCTGGATGTTACTCGGTGAGGGTCCGGTGGGTGCAGGTGAACGCAAATCGCTCACAGCCTTTTCGACCAGGGCGCGTTGTGCATTCTTCGCAAGTGTATCATACTTGACCTGATCCTGTCGATCTAGGTACAAAAATGTCGTTATCGCAGCTATCAAGAGAGTGAAAAAAACAGCTACACTGGGACCACCACCCATGTTATTATATCGATACATTTTAAATCGAGTATACTATCGATTTAAAATGTACTAGCGTTTTATAAATTGATTTATATGTTCGTGGGTGAAGGGCCTATAATCCCTAATTCTTTATCTCTTTCTATGTTACTACTAATCCAATTGCGCTTGGTTGAACTGCCTGATATACCGTATTTAAGCCCCCACTCTGATGGAAATGTTACTATATCCTTGGTTTCTATAGATGGTCTGGGTGTCCAATGTTCCGGAAACCCGTTATTAAGGTTTATGTTAACTCTTCGCTCTTTTTCCATCTCCAGCATCTGTAAATCCATACGCAATACGATATATTCGGGACTGGGATCCTCACCCTCTAGAGGTTTATTTTCCTTCAAATCTTCTAGTATAGCAGCTGTTCTTGTGCGGAGTTCCATTGTGGATAGCTCCTGCACCGTATCTTCGTCCATTGGTTCAACACCGCCATCCAAGGATGATTGTAGATCGTCAAACTGTTTCTGTGCAATAGCAATCTGTTCAAGTCTCTCCTTTTCAGCCTGTTCAATTGCTGTATCTAAATTGTCCCTATCAATAGATTCTGATGCGATATACATCAAGTCAAATAACTCTTCCGCCTCTTTATAGATTTTTGCTCTATCTATTTTTAATTGTTTTAATTCAGCTGATTCGTCGAGATTACCCCCCTGTGACAATACTATTTCTTCTCGTATCTTTATTTCGGTATCAATATCTTTCAACTCCTCGTCCATAAATACCTTTTTTGCCTGCCCCTTTAGCATAGCTTCGTTATTAAGCGTTTCCTGTTTCACCTGTTCGACGGGATCTTCTGATGATTCTGGTTCGTCATTATTGTTTTTCAAATAAAATGCCACGCCTACTGTTATACAAACTAATATGACGACGACTATAATCACAATCGTATTTCTTTTCATACTATTTTATAACCAGAAATTAAATTGGTACGGGAAGTATACTCGCACGAACTTTATTTATGTAATAAATGTACCCCGAGAGAAGTGCGAAGAAAGCAATGAGTATATAATTGAATGAAAACTTTTTTCGTTTTGTTTGTGTTAGTATTTGTTCCGCTTCCTCTCGATTTGGGAGTCGCTTCACACTTTCGTGTAAAAGGTCTATTTTTCCGATGAGAGCGTAAAGTGCTTCCAACATCTGAGCTTCTTTATTTACTGGCTTCTCTTTGACATCAATTGTCGTAACTTCTAAAATCATATACCATTCCGAATCTGGCTGAAGAGTGTGATATCCACCGTCATCCTGATGTTCATATATGTTGAAGTTCAGCTTTTTTATTGATATCGGGTTGAAATAATTCAATTTCCG